GAGGAATACCTGATCGACAAGAACGCCACTCAGGCGGCGATACGCGCGGGCTACAGCGAAAAAACGGCAGGGCAGATCGGAGATGAGAACCTCAAAAAACCTCAAATCGCCGCTGCTGTCGAGCAAGGCCTTGCTCGCCTCGCTCAGGAGGCCGGCGTTACGCAGGAACGTATCGTCGAAGAGTTCTGTCGCATGGGTTTCTATGACCCTGCCGACCTCGTGCGCCAACCCGTGACGAAGCCCGAGGACATCGCCAACCTTCCTGAGAACGTGCGCCGCGCAATCGTGGGCTGGTCATGGGACCGGCAGGGCAATTTCGTGCTCAAACTCGCAGACAAGGCATCGTCGCTGACCAACCTTGGCCGCCACCTCGGCATGTTCACCGACAAGGTTGAGCACAGCGGGTCCATGTCCCTCACCATCGCGCCCGAGGATGCGGCGCTGTGAGTGAAATCCATGAACTGCGCATGCTGCGAAAATGCCGTCCGTTTCCAATACCGGAGTCGGCCTGCTACATAATTGCCGGGGTCGGGACATTTTGTCAGCGAGATGTAAAGTTTTCGCTTCGCAGAAGCGATGGTCGGGCTCAGATTATGTTCACGGTGCCGGTTAATGACCAATGCGCTTTTTCGTGGAATGTGACCACACAACTTAACCTTAACCATCGCACGTTCGCAGAGGCTCGGCGATGGGTTCATGCTTATGCGGCGGGTTACGGGCGCAAAGTCGAGGAAGTAGTCAAGCCCCGCAAGAAATCACCAACCGGGAATGATGCAAAGGTTTTCCGGGCGGGCGGATGCAAAGAGCAGTGGCTGTCTAGTGATATTCCCGATCTGTGGGCCGAAGCTATGGTGCGGTGCCAACACCCAGGCGGGCACTGCGGCCAAGACGGCTTTTGCCACTATGGCGATTGCAAAATGGAAATGGCAGTTGGTTGACCACCGCCCTCACCCCTAAGCAACGCGAGGCCAACCGTCTTCTCGCCAGCCCTGCCCGCAACATCATGCTTCGCGGCGGCTCGCGTTCGGGCAAGACCTTCCTGCTCGTGCGCGCCATCATCCAGCGCGCGATCAACGCGCCCGGCTCCCGGCATGCGATCTTCCGCTTCCGCTTCAACCACGCCAAGACGACGATCTGGGCGGATACGATACCGACCGTGCTCAAGCTGTGCTTCCCGACGCTGCGGGTGCGGTTCGACAAGACGGACTTCTACGTCGAACTCCCGAACGGCTCGCAAATCTGGATTGCCGGCCTCGACGACAAGGAGCGGGTCGAGAAGATCCTCGGCGCCGAGTACGTCACGCTCTACTTCAACGAAAGCTCGCAGATCCCGTGGGGCTCGATCGAAACGGCCATGTCGCGCCTCGCACAAAAGGTCGCGCTCGATCCGGCCATCGCCAAGCAGACTAGGCGCACACACCTCGCGCTCAAGGCCTATTTCGACTGCAACCCGCCTTCGAAGCTGCACTGGTCCTACCAGCTTTTCCGCGCCAAGCTGAAACCGGGCACCAAGGAAGCGCTCGCCAACCCCGACGACTACGTCGAGATGAAGGTCAACCCGGCCGACAACGCCGAGAACCTGCCCGACGAGTATTTCGAAGTTCTCGCCAACATGAGCGCGGCCAAGCGACTGCGCTTCGAAGCCGGGGAATGGGCGAGCGAGGTCAATGGCGCGCTGTGGTCGCTCGAGGATCGGCATGTCGAGGCGACGACCGAACTCGACGGGACCGAAGTGCCAGGCTACGACATCACCGGCATCGACAGCACCCGCGCAACGCTCGAATGGGATGGCGACACGCCCTATGCCATCTACAACGGCGCACGCATCGCGATGCAGCGCATTGTGGTCGCTGGCGACCCGAGCGGCACGAAGGGCGACGGTGCGGGCGATGACGTGGGGATTGTCGTGGCCGGGCTCGGCACAGATGGGCGTGGCTATGTCTTCGAGGACGCGAGCGTGAACCTCTCACCCGAGGGGTGGGGGCGCCGGATCGTCGAGCGCTTCATGCGATGGGGGGCTGACCGCGTGGTGGGCGAGAGCAACTACGGCGGGGACATGGTGCGATCCACTGTCCAGACCCATGACAAGAACGTCCCTTACAAGCCGGTGAACGCCACGCGCGGCAAGGTAGTGCGCGCCGAGCCGATCAGCGCGCTCTATGAGCAAGGTAAGGTCAGCCACGTCGGTGTGTTTTCCGATCTCGAAGACCAGATGTGCAATTTCACGCCATCCGGCTACGTCGGCGAGGGCTCTCCCGACCGCGCCGACGCGCTGGTGTGGGCGCTCACCGAGCTGATGCTCGGCAAGGGCAAGCGCCCGGGGCTGGGGGATGTGCTCTAGCGGCGGTAAATCTCCGCGCCCCAAAGCGCCACACCTGCCCCCATGGGCACAGTGCTTGAACTCTTCGACGGGCTCCGCAGCGCCCTCACCGGCACCGGGACCGCCCGCGATGCCCGAACCTCCTACACCTACGGCTTCCGCGCGCTCACCCAGCAGGAAATCGCCGCCGCCTATTCCGGCTCGGGCCTGCTTCGCAAAATCTGCCAGATCCCCGCGCTCGACATGGTGCGCGAATGGCGAACGTGGAACGGCCTCGACGCCGATCAGGTCGCGCGGGTCTATGAAACCGAAAAGCGGCTCGGCCTCGTCAATCTCGTACGCCAGGCGGAAGTTCTGCGCGCTCTCGGCGGCGGTGCGCTCATCATGGGCCTGCCCGGCGATCCGATGCAGCCCGCACCCGCGAACAGCAAGCTCGCCTTCGTTCATGTCGTAAGCCGCTGGCACCTGACCTTCGACCGCCTGCAGGACGACGCGACGAAGCCGGGCTACGGCGAGCCCGAAATGTGGACGCTGAACTCGACCGAGGGGCAAAAGCGCATCCATCCGAGCCGCGTCATCCCGTTCCGCGCCGATCGCACCGCCTCGCTCGCCATGCCCGCTATCAGCACCGCCGATGCGTTCTGGGGCGAAAGCACGGTCGCGCAGGTGCTCGACGCGGTGAAGGACAGCGACGCCGCGCGCGCCGCGTTCGCCGCCTTGCTGCACAAGGCCAAGACCATGCGGATCGGCATTCCAAAGCTCTACGAGTATGTCGCGAACGGTGACGAGGCCAAGGTGTTCGACCGCCTCGCCATCCTCGCCACCGCGGAATCGATGCACAACGCAGTCGTGTTCGACGCTGGCGACGACGAGGGCAAGGGCGGCGAACAGATCACCGACGCCGAATACAACTTCGCCGGCGCCAAGGACATGCTCTATGCCTACGGCGAATTCGTGGCGGCCATCTCCGACATTCCGGCAACGCGCCTGCTCGGCCGCGCACCCGAGGGCATGAACGCGAGTGGGGATTCGCAGCAGCGCGACTGGAACAAGGCCATCCGCGCGCGCCAGACCCTCGACCTCGCGCCCTGCTTCGACCGCCTCGACCCGCACCTGCTCGCCGCTGCCGGCGCGTCGGTCGCCAGCGCCAATGCGACATGGGATCCGCTCGACACGCCTTCGGAGAAGGAAAACGCCGATCGGTTCAAGGTGCAGATGGAGGCCGCGGAAAAGCTGGCCAATCTCGCCGCCATTCCCGACGAGGCGTTCAACCGCGGCGTGCAGTCGCTTATGGTCGAGGAGGGCTATTTGCCCGAGCTCGAACTGGCGCTGTCGGAACTCGGCGATGAAGAACGGTACGGGATCGGCCTGCCCGACGGTCCACTGTCGAATGGAGGTGATCTAGATCTCGAAGGTGGGGCGGGTTCGGAAATGGACCCGCCGCGCCGGGTTGCTGCGAATGACGCCGCCCCGCGCCCGCTCTACGTAAAGCGCGAACTGCTCAACGCTGCCGACCTCGTGGCGTGGGCCAAGGACAACGGCTTCGAAACCACCCTCGCCGCCGAGGACATGCACGTCACGATCCTCTACAGCCGCTCGCCGGTCGACCCGATGAAGATGGGTGAGACCTGGACCAGCGAAGAGAACGGTGGGCTGACTATCAAGCCGGGCGGCCCGCGCGCGCTTGAGCGCTTCAACGAAGGCGCGGTTGTGCTGCAATTTGCGAGCTATGCGCTCGAAAGCCGTCACCGCGAGATGATCGAGGCAGGCGGCTCGCACGACTGGCCGGAATACCTGCCGCACGTCACGCTCTCGTATCAGGCGGGCGAGGTCGATCTCGAAACGCTGGTGCCGTACTCGGGCGAGCTTCGGTTCGGGCCGGAAATTTTTGAGCCGTTGGACTTGGACTGGAAGAGCAAGATCGAGGAGGCGTAGGTGCGCTTCTCGCTGGCTCAACTCACCCGCCGCGCCAAGAACCCGCGCCGCACCGTCATCCCTATCCGCCCGATCAAGGCGCAGACAACGCAGGCGACCAACCTCTACCAGTCCGCCTTCCGCCCGGTCGTCCAGGTATGGGAAGCCGCCCTGCCTGCGATTATTGCCGAGTACGAGCGCACCCTTGCCGAGATGACGACCGATAGCCCGGCAGACGTGGACCACGTGGTTGGCCAGGCGGAGACGGAGGCGCAATCGGTGGTCCTGCGCGTGTCGCTGGCGCTGGAACGGTGGGCGGCTGTGGTCGAGCGCTGGCATAGGCGCCTCTGGGTGGCGAACGTGCTCTCGGCGACTAGCGTGGACCTCTCGACGATGATTGGCGCTGGCGACATGCGCATGACGCTTGAGGCGGCGATTGCGCGGAATGTGGGGCTGGTGAAATCGGTGTCGGACGAAACGCGCCGTCGGGTAGGGGATGCCGTGTTTCGCGGACTGCAGAACCGCACGACGTCGCGCGATGTTGCGCGCCAGCTACGCGAGGCCGTGGGAATCGAGCGGAGGCGGGCTTTGCGGATCGCGAGTGATCAGAACGTCAAGATCACCTCAGCCTTGAACGAGGAGCGCAGGAGGCAGGCGGGCCTCGATTCTTGGTATTGGAGGCATTCTGGCAAGGTTCACGCTCGCGAGGACCACAAAGCGCGCGACGGGTTCCTGTATTCGGATAACCCCGAACGGGTTGGCAGCGAGTATCGCGGAAAACGCGTCCGAAAGCCGCCAGACGATCTACCTGGCCAGCTTCCATACTGCGGCTGCGGAACCCAAGCTGTGCTCATCCTTGAATAACACTTTGGCAAGGGGCGCTAATGTGCTAGAAAGATCGGGCCGGAAACGCTGCGTCAACAGCGCCCGGCCCTGACCATAATGCGAAAGGACCGCACCATGGCTACAAAGCCCAATACGAGCGCCTCATTATGAGGGCAATCCCAGATTCAAAAATCGTCGGCAAGCGTTTCGGCAGGCTGGTAGGCGTCAGGTTTGACGGTGTGCGAGACAAGAAGCGCCACTTCATATTCCGGTGCGATTGTGGCGTCGAAAAGTCGATCAAAATCGCCCTGATTATGGCCGGTTCCACGAGGTCATGTGGATGCTTGCGCGCGGAGTCGATGGCGAACCGGAAGACATCTCTCAAGCATGGGGAGGCCGCAAAACGAACGCCTGAATACCGAAGCTGGCGAGCCATGAGAACCCGTTGCGAAAATCCGAACCATCATGCCTATTCCAAATACGGAGGGCGTGGCATTAAGGTTTGCGAACGGTGGAAGGATTATCCCAACTTCCTAGCGGATATGGGTAGACGCCCGACACTCGACCATTCGCTTGATCGAATTGATCCTGATGGCAACTATGAGCCGAACAACTGCCGGTGGGCGACATCGAAACAGCAAATCAACAATCGCCGCGAAGAATTCCACCACCATATCGAATGGCAGGGCGAGCGCCTCACTTTGTCTGAGGCCGCCGACAGGGTTGGCATCAGCAACGCCCTTATGCGCTGGCGCATCGAAAACTGGACAGTCGAAAAAGCCATGACGCAACCGAAAAGGAAAATGCCATGACTGACATCATCGAACGCGCAGCGCGGGCGGCTTGCATCGAAGCGGGTATAGCGCCGGATGCCGAATATCGTGGTGGAGAAATCGGCATAGACTGGAACTGGCAAAGCTTTGTTCCCGAGGCCCGTGCCGTCCTCCACGCGATCCGCGAGCCGAGTGATGGAATGGTGGAGGCGGGCAAGTCAGATGGCGACTGGCCCCATGCTCGCGAGACTTGGGTTTCGATGATCGACAAAGCGCTGGGGGAAGAGTGATGGGCGAGAAACAAGGGCTCGATTGGCGAACACTGCCCGCCCATCCCGTTGCCGCATGGGAAGCAATCGCGGAAGTCGCCTTCCCCGGCTATGAGATTGACCGCGAGGCAGTCGATGCGGCGCGTCGAATTTGCGACGAACCTGTCTCATCGGCCCGCTTTGCCGCGGAGAAGATTGCAGCCGAAACTGAAGAATGGTGCGCCAAGGCGGCGGCAAGGGGTGAAGGCTACCGGCTTTTCCGTTCTGATGCCCGCCACGAGCACGACGCAGATGGCTACCGGATCGTTCACGACTTCCAAATTCTCGCGCCCGGCGAACACGCCCCCGCTTCCGGTGTGGTGTTCGGACCTTGGCCGGGCTGGCGCATAGAGGGCCGCGACGCCCCCTAACCTAGCGGCGGTAAACGCCTCCCCTGCCCTGCTTATGCGTAGGGCATGTTCTGTGCGGACCATCTAACGCTCGACGCTCCCCAGCGAACCCGTGACGGGTTCCTTAAGGTGCGCGCCCGTGCCGCTCGCACCGGTATCTACGATTACGCTGGCCACGAGGTCGACCCGAACAACGAGCATGGCCTGCGCGACAAGGCGGTGGTCAAGGTCTACCGCCCCGGCGACGAGGTTTTCGACCGCGCCAGCCTCGCCAGCTTCATCGGCAAACCGATCACCGACAACCACCCCACCGCACCCGTAACGCGCGACAACTGGCGCGACCACGCGCGCGGCACGATCATGGGCGCGGTTCGCGAGGGCGAATACGTAGCCTTCGACCTCATGCTGACCGATGGCGCGACCATCGACGCCGTAGAAGGCGGCAAGCGCGAACTCTCGAACGGGTACGCCACCGACCTCAAGTTCGAGCCGGGCACCGCGCCCGATGGCACCGCCTACGACGCCGTGCAGACCTCGATTATCGGGAACCACATCGCGCTCGTCGACCGTGGCCGCGCCGGTTCCGAATGCCGAATCTCGGATCGCTTTGCGGTCTGCGATGCCAACCCCGCCCGCGTGGCGGAACTCTCCACCACCAAGGATGAACCCATGAAGAAGATCACGCTTGATGGTCTGCAGGTCGATTTGTCGGATGCTGACGCAGTCAGCGCGGCCTTCGACAAGCTGCAGGCAAAGGTTGCGACCGCCGACAACGATCTCGCCGACGCCCAGACCGAACACGACAAGGCAATCGCCGCCAAGGACGCCGAGATCGACGATCTCAAGTCCAAGGTCGTCGACCAGGCCGCCATCGACGCCCTCGCCGATACGAAGGCCGAGACGGTCGCCAAGGCCAAGGCCGTCTGCGGCGACAAGCTGCCCGACACCGCCGGCAAGACCGTGGGCGAAGTTCGCCGCATGGCGCTCGACGCCAAGGGCATCGACTGCACCGACAAGTCGGACGATTACATCGAGGCTCGCTTCGATGCGCTGACTGCGGATGCTGAAACCAAGGTCGAGCCGATTTCGCCCGGCGTGGCTGTTAATGACAGCGGCGCTTCCATCCGCGACATGGCTCGCGCCAATCGCTTCAGCCAGGGGAACTGATCATGGCTACCGTACAGAACAGCTATTCAGCTTCGATCGCCAAGGGTTTCGCGGGCATGGTGCCCAACGGCGAAACCGGCAACACCATCTCGCGCACTGTCGAGGACGCCGCGGGCATCGGCTTCGGTGTCCCGGTCTATCGCGGTTCGGGTGACCACGGCTGCACAGCCACGGTCGGTACGCTGGCGTCGTTCTACGGCTTCACCGAAATGGACGCGGACCTTCCGCCCCGCGCCGGTGCAGACGCTGACGAGTACCAGCAGTACGACACGGCCTCCATCGTGACCAGCGGCTCGATCCTCGTCGAGGTGACCGGCGCTGTAACCGATGGCGCGGACATCACGATCGGCAAGGGCGCTGGCGCTTCCGATGGTATTGGCGCGACCGCCGCCGACGCCACTCACATCGCGACCGGTTGGGTCGCTGACGAAACCGTCACGGACGGCCTTTGCCGTATCGTGAAGCGCTGAGAGGATCTGACATGACCGCGCAGAATCACAACTTCTTCGACGCCGCTACCGGCAAGGTCGATTTCGTCGCGTGGGATGCCGCGCTTTCGGATCAGGCCAAGTCGTTTCGCGACAAGGACTTCACCGACGCGCAGGTTGGCCTCGCCTTCCTGACGCCGCAGCTCTACCGCATCGAAACCGAGGTTTACCAGAACCGCTACCCCTCGTTCGACTATAACGCCCTCGCTTACGTCAACGAAGAAGGCGGTCTCTGGTCGCCGGGCAGCGTGTTCCACAGCGGGGACATCTCGGGCGAGGCGCAGTTCTTCAACACCAGCGCCAACGACATGCCCTATGCGGGTGTCAGCCAGACGCAGTTCCTGCAGGAAAATCGCCTGGCCGCGATCGGCTACAAGTACGACATCGGCGAGCTTAACCGGGCAGCGATGCTCGGCCGCAACCTGTCGTCGGACAAGGCGATGGCTGCTTCGAAGGTCGCCGAGCAGTTCTGCTACACCACGTTCATTTCGGGCAACGCCGAGAAGAACATGGCAGGCCTGATCAACAACGCGGCTGTCGGCAAGGCTTCGGCCACGAACGGCAGTTGGGCAGCGGCAACGCCGGACGAGATCGCCGACGACATGTTCGAGGCGCTGGACGATGTCGCCAGCAACACGAACGACGTTCACATGGCCGCGACGCTGCTCCTGCCCTCCACCGCCTTCCGGTTTGCTTCGAAGAAGCGCATGACCGACGGCAACGAGACGGTGATCAGCTACGTTCGCAAGACCTTCCGTGAAGCGAACAACATCGACGTGACCATCCGCGGCATCCGCGATCTGGAAACGGCCGGCGATAGCAACTCGCGCCGCCTGGTGGCTTACGACAACAGCCGCGAAGTAGTGCAGTTCCACCTTCCCGGCGCCCACCAGTTCCTGCCTGCTCGCCAGAAGTCCGACACCGAGTACTCGGTCGGCGGTCTGCTGAATATCGGCGGCACGGAAATTCGCCTGCCCAAGGCGGTCGCGTACCGGGACGGCGTCTGATGCCTCTTTACACCAACAACGCACCGGGCTTGCGCGGGGTTAACATGAAGGATGGCTCGACCGTCTGGATCGAACCCGGCGCAAGCGTCGAACTGAACAAGGCCGACGTGAAGAAGGTCACTGCCGACATCGAAGAAGGCGGCAAGACCGCCAAGCCGAAGGGCGACGACGACAAGGAATGAGCCCTGTCGGGTCTCAGGGGGCGGGCCGCTTCGCTTAACCGCGGGGCGGCCCTTTCCATTGCGGCGGTAAATCGACGCCGCGCATAGGAGCAAACCGAAGCCATGGCCTACACCGCACCGACCCTTGCCGAGTTCCGCGCGCTCTATCCCGCGTTCGATGCCGTGGGCGATGCGACGGTGCAGGCTTGGCTCGACAAGGGCGAGACCGAGACCGCGAACTGGCCCGATGCGAACCGCGATGACGGGATCATGCTTTACACCGCGCACCGGTTGACGACGCAGGGGCTTGGCTCGGGCGCTATTCCGGCCGGCGTCACGTCGTTCAAGAGCGGCACCTTCTCGGCCACCGTGTCGGACGGACTGGCTAGCAAGACCGGCTTCGCTGCGACCAGCTACGGTCGCGATTACATCGACCTTTCCAAGCGCCTCTTCGGTGGCCCTCGCCTCGCCTGGACGCCTCCGACCAGTGTTTGAGGCCGCGTTCACCTCAATCGCCATGGGCTTCGCCGAGCGATTCGGTGCGCCTTTCGTGGATGCCGTCGCGTGGCGGCCGGGAACGCCGGTCAAGGATGCAGGCGGATCGATCGTCACGCCGGGAACGCCGGTCGAGCTCGGCTGCAAGGCGCAGTTCGACGCACCCACCATCGCCATGAGGCAGGCCGAGGGCTTCACCGAGCAGGACGCGCGGGTACTCGTGATCGGGCTCACGGGCACGCTCGACGACAAGGCCGAGATCCACGTCGCATCGGGCGACAACGCGGGCCAGTGGCGGTTGCTGACCGTGACGCGCGATCCTGCGGGCGTGGGCTACGAGTGCCGGGCGCGGAGGGCGTGACATGCCGATGAAGGGCGCTGACAAGCACATTCGCCGCCTTCGCAAAATCGCCGGGCCTGAGGTCGAGCGCATCGCGGGGGCCGTGGTGTTCGAGGGAGCCGACACGATTCGGGCCGAGGCATTCCGGATGGTCTCGGCCGGCTCGGTGTCGGGCGCGCAGCATGTCGCATCGAAACCGGGCGAAGCTCCGAACCGCGATACCGGTGACCTGCAGGCTGGATTCGAAACGGCGCAGACGGGCAGGCTTTCGGCGGAGTTTCGCAGCAAGGCACCCTACGCCGGTGCGCTGGAATTCGGCACGAGCAAGATGGCCGCGCGCCCGCACATTCGGCCAGCGCGCGACAAGAAGCGCGGCGAAATCCGCGACCGCATGGCCGAGCAACTCGACATCCTCGTGAAACGGAGTGGATGACATGACCACGATCGAACTGGACGCACCCTGGACCTACCGCACGCCGCAAGTGACGATCCCGTACCCCGCGGGCAAGCACACCGTCTTCAAGTACGTTGCCGAGAAGGCCGTCGAGGAAGGCGCGATCGAACAATTCGAAGAGGAAGAAGCCGATGGCGACGCCGACAAGCCTGCAACGCGAGGCAAAGCGCGCACTTCTCGCAAGAGCGAAAGCTGATGCAGGGCTGACCGCCCTTGTTCCGGCCACCTCTATCGCGCCAGACGGCACGGCGTCTTGGCCGTTCATCCTCATCGCGTCCCCTCGCACCCTTCGTCTTCGCGCCGCCTGCGTCCGCGGCGCCCGGGTGTCGTTCGATGTCCACGCCTTCGCTGGTCCGCGCAAGAGCGGCGGCACCATAGTCGAGGAGGGCGAGGATCACGTCGCGCGCATCGGCTCGGCCATAGAGACCGTCTTCGCCGACAACCGGCTGACGCTCGAGAGCGGCGCGGTGTGCAAGATCGAATTCAGCGACATGCAGCTTTTGCCCGACGATGAACCGGACGCCTGGCACTGGATCTCGCAGCTGAATTGCCGAGTGCTCGCAGAATAGCTATAGCAAGCGGGTGGACGTTCACCCGCCCAATCCCGCGCTCGACGTGTTCCTCATCCTCCTATCGGAATTGCACCGATCGGGTGCGCTCGACAACGAGGGGCTGTCACGCATCATCGAGAAGCTCGAGCTTTCGGAATACGGCGACATTGCCGACCGGGTAGCGGCGCTTCCTCTCATGAACCTGATCGGCGACCCCAAGCGGCGGTAATCCCAAGGCCATAGCGCTCTAGCGTTCCCGTGTGTTTCATACGCGGAGAAAGCAATGAGCGTCCCCAACGAGAGTGATTTCGCCCTCATCAAGCGCGGCGATGGCGCTGACCCGGAAGTTTTCACCGCGATCTGCGGCATTGAAGGCGTTTCGATCAACCGCACGGCCAATACCAACGACCGCGCTCGTCGCGACTGTGCCGCCCCCGGGCAGCCCGCCAAGCGCCGGTCCCGCACGACCAGCATTCAGATGGACATCACCGGAACGGGCGGTGTCGACAAGGCGAGCATCGCTGATTTCGATGCTGCGCTCGGCGTAGTCGGCAACTACCAGATCGAGCTCTACCAGTACGACGGCACCGACACCGGAACGCTGATGGGCACGTTCGCCGGCGCGTTCAACATGACCAGCGCCAACATGAACCTCGACGCCAATGGCGACAGCGCAGGGGAAATCACGCTCGCCAGCGACGGCACCTGGACCTGGACTGCAGCGTAATGAAGCTACTCCTGTCGGATGGTTGGGGCGGCCTCTCCTGATGGACGAGACTTCCGTCACGCTGGCTTTCGCAGACGGCGACTACACGTTTTTTCTTCCGATGCAGCGGCTCATTGCCGCTGAGCGTGAGATGAAGTGCTCGCTTTTCGAAGCGTTCTACAACCTCGGCAATCATGTGGCGGGTGTTGAGGGCAAGGAAGTTTTGGCAGGCCCTTCGCCCGCAACCTTGCCGCAATGCCAGGCGCTAATCCGCAACGGCCTTATCGGCGGCGGCCAGACCGAAGAGCGCGCGCGTGAACTGGTCGAAACGTATTGCTACCCGGCGCGCGCAGCCATCCTCGACGCGGCCCTGGCGTTCAAGGTGGCCCGAGCCGCCATCTACGGCGTGCAGACGGCACCTAAAAAAAAAGCGGACCAGCCCGTAAAGCGGCGCCGTTCGAAAAAGGCGTCGTAATCCTCAACTGTTCGCAGCTTGGGCTCGATTACCGCACCGCTTCGCTCAGCGAATACCTCGAAGCCCATGAAGCGAAGGTAGCGCAAGAGCCGGGAAGCAAGAGCACTACGGCCAGCGATGATCTCATGCGGTTCGTGAAGGCGCATAAGGGCGGCCCCTAAAGCGTCGCCAGATACTCGACCCCATCGAGCCAAATCAGCCACACCAGACCAATCAGAACTGCGAGGGCCAACGCCAGCCATGTGCGGCGCTTGACCGTGCGCGCTTCAAGAGCCGCAGCCTCGAGATCGGAAGGGGTTGGCGCAACTCCGCACGCCGCGCATCGCGTCGATCCATAATTCATCACAGCTTTGCATTCAGGGCACTTCATCGCCTCTCCTCTTGCGGCGGTAATTCCAGCGCCTTGTGCCTCATAGGCTTCTCGCGCTCAAGCGCCTGGAGTTTTCATGTCCGAAGTCGATCCCGTAATCCTCGAACTGCGCGCCGAGCTTCGGGACTACAACACCAAGGTCGAGCAGGCGCGGCGCAAGAGCGAAACGAGCTTTGCAGACATAGACCGCCGAAGCTCTCGCATGGCTGCGGGGGTTGACCGTTCGTTCAAGCTCGCAGCCGGGGCCGCCCTTTCTTATCTCGGCGCGATTGGCACGATAGGGGCGGCGCGCGAGTTCCTGCGCCTTGCGGATGGCGCAAAGCAGATCGAGGCTCAGCTACGCCTGGCCACACGCGAAACGGGCAACTTCGCGCAGGCACAGGCCGATGTGCGCCGTATCGCTGCAGAGACACGTACCGGGCTCGAAGAAGCCGCCAACCTCTACGCGACGTTCCAGCGCAATTCGCTCGAACTTGGCATCTCGCAACAGCAAGCAGCCCGCGCGACGGAGACCGTCACAAAAGCGTTCCAGATCTCAGGCGCTTCCGCAGAAGAGGCGGCCGGGGGTCTTCGCCAATTCCTGCAAGGTCTTCAATCGGGCGCGCTGCGGGGCGAAGAGCTCAACTCGGTCCTCGAGAACGCGCCTCGCCTCGCAAAGCTGCTTGCAGACAGCCTTGGCGTCACCGTTGGCCAGCTTCGCGCCTTGGGCTCCGAAGGCGACCTTGCCGCCGACAAGCTGATTGCTGCGCTCACCGACCGGAAATTCACCGAGGGCATCGACGCGGAATTCCGCGAATTGCCGGTCACGTTCGACCAAGCCATGACGCAGGTCGAGAATGCCGCGATGATCACCTTCTCGGCGTTCGACCGAGGCGGCGGTTTCTCACAGATGTTGGCCAACTTCGTCACCGATGGCGCGGAGGGCTTCGCCGATCTTGAGCAATCGGCGCTGGAA